GTAATACTCAACGTTGCCGTTCCAGTAATATTAGCAACCAAGGAACGCTTGAAGGTGCCATTGCTATTTAGCGCAGTTGATGAACCAGATTCATAAATATAAACCCCATTTATATTAAGTGTAACAGAACCAGCCGTCCTATTTTTAATCGTTACCTCAACCTGATAAGTTTGCCCATTCGTAACACTAATATTCTGTGTCAAAGCCGCAGTATTTCCAGTTGTATGGTCTGCTTCAAGATTTGTTGTGTCATGAGTCCAGCCAGTGCCCCAAGTCCAAGATGTGTCAGGGACAGTAGAAAAGTTGCCATTTAAAACTAATTCACTCCCAAGTGGTGCTGTTGATTGGAGAGATTTAGTTCTAAACACCACATCAGAGCTTGAAGACGGCACAATGTCAAGCTTTGCTGTTGGTGATGCTGTTCCAATGCCAACATTTCCATTTATATTTAAATTTCCAAAGTTAACTATTCCATTTAATTGTTCAATGCTTGCGGTTGTAATATCATAAGCAAAACAGATAGAAGCAAAACAAAAAAACGCAATTACAAAAATACTAATAAATTTTTTCATTTATACCCCCTTTCTGCAAATAACATAGACATCATCAACCTGTCCTGTTGTAATTGTAAAAGTTACATACAATTGTGGTGTAGGGAAAGACCAAATATAACCCGTTGTTGACGCTGAAGATAATGTATAAGTTGTTACGGTTACGTCTTTTGTTGTGTCATCTCCACTTCTTATATGAATATCAGCGGTCATATTAACAGTACCAGATACTTTTATAAACATAATATAATCTTTACAGTTTGTATCGCCAATCATTACATCAGTATTGCCTGTTGTTGTAATAGCAGAACTAACTAAGTCCCATTGTAAGAAATTACCTGCTTTTGTAGGATTTACATTTCCTGCAAATGCCATTGTTGCTAAAAATAGAACAACCATAATACATACGCCCTGAATTATTTTTTTCATCTTCTCCTCCTTTAATTTAAATATTAATCTGCGCCTTTCATTTCTTTCATTCTTTTAATTTTTTCTTTTCTTTCCCCCTCGCCAAACCAATAATAAGCAGGTTTACCCACAAGGGGAATATCTTTAACTGTTTCGTAACCTCTTTGTTTTGCGTTATAACGTTTAATCCCATGTTCGAAATTTTGGTTATAAATTTTATTTAAGTCTCTTGCTACATCATAACTTAGCCCCAAGCTCGGCATCGCCTGATTAGCTATTGACCTGACTAACCCCTCTTTCCTTAATAACCATGTATTATATTTACTCATACCACCCAACTTAAGAATATTATCAACAACCAAATCTGGCAACTCGGTTTTTCTACCTAATATATAATCCTTAGCTTTATCTGTTCCAGCGCCTAAGATTACCAATGAAGAACCCAATTTCATTAATCTTTTAAGCCCCTCTGCTACATTACCTTTTTTAATTTCATTGTATATCTGACTTCTATATACATCAAGTAACTTTATCTGGTATGTTTTTAAAGCATAAAGAGTTTTACCAAAATCTGTAGTCAGATATTTTAATGGTACTTCAAGTTTGCTAATTGGCTGTAAATCGCTTAATTCATTAAACAGTAAAAACATTACATCGTCTGTTTTTTTGCCTGACTTCAAATCATTAATCAAAGATTTAGCATCTAACCCTAATGGCTTAGCTATCTCTTGAATTTTAACAGGATTTTTTTGCGCTAATTTTTGAAAATTAGAAAGCGCTGAATTTATAATTGTTTCCTTGCCTAACCTATCTAATGCATTGAAACCACTGTATTTTAAGCCTTTTTCAAGAACCCATTTAAGCGGAGATTTTGATTCTGTTAACTCATGAGCTATCTCATCAACATATAAATCTTTTGTCGTGATTGCATTACTTATATCTTTACCAGCAAGTTTATTCCCAATTTTACCAATGGTTGATTTAGTTAACCCTTTAATTACGTCAGGTAATCCATATTTTACAGTGCTTAAAGCTAAATCCTGAATCTGAGTTATCGCAGGAATTGGGTTTGTTAATGTCGTGCCATAAGTTAAATCTTTAATAAATGAAGTTGAGGGGCTTGTTTTTTTAGGATTTAAAACCCCTTTCAATATATCTTTCAACTGTTGCTCCTCATCAGGTGTAAAACGTTTCCCTTGCGCTCTTAGTTGTTGAATTAGAGAACCAATACTCTTTTCATCGTTAAAGACACCCATAGTTGCTGATTTATCAGCAAAAGTTTTTCCAAATAAATTGTATTTGGCGATAGCGCTGTTCATAGATTGAACATATTGTTTCATGGATTCATGCAAGGGATAATAATGTTTAGCCATCTCTTTTGAAAGCTCATCATATACTCTTTCTCTTGCAAAAATTGGCTTTGCTAAGTTAATTCTCGCAGGGTCATAACCTTTTAAAATATTGTTTATAATATTTGCCTTTTCATCACTATTGAGCAATCTGCCTGCTTTAACTTGCATATCATCAATACTTCTTTCAATCATATTTTTAACATCTTCGCCTAAGTATTTTTTAAGTCCTTCATAATCTCTAACTCTTGAAGGCAAGTAATTAGCAACTGTGCCAGATTCAAGCCCTGCTTTTTGCGCTCTATAGAACAAAGCATCAATTGTTTTTTTGCTTTGTTTATATTCATCAAGCATTCCCTTCATTTTAAATATATTTTCTAATTCTCCTAAATTTCCATTTCTTGCAAGCATTGTTAAATGTAATTGTTCATTTTCAGGAAGTTTTTGAAACTTCTCATAGAACGGCTTAATTTTATATAAATCGTCATGTGTGCCTTTGATTTCATCCCATACATATCTACGCATTCTGCCTGCCAATTCTGGAGAAATGTTCCTAAGCCTTGTAGAAATAACACCAACAAAATCATCAATTTTACTGGCAATATCTTTTTTCATCTCACCAGATGGTTTTATGAATGCATCTTTATTAGAAGGTTTAAATAATTTTTCCCATATATTTTGTGTACCTAAAGAAGATAATGTTATTTCAGGATTTTGAGGTTGCCTTAAATTAGGTGGTAAAGCTCTTTCTATCCTCATCTTCCTATTAGACATCTGTAAGACATCTGGAGTTATACCTCTTAGTAAATTAGATAACGTTTCATCTTGCATTAAAGGTTGCCTAATTTGCGGTTGCTGCGCTATTTCAGGTATCATTTTTCTATTAGACATACTTAAAGATTCTGGAGTTATCCCTTTTAACAAATTATCAAGCATTTCATCTTGCGTCAAAGGTTGTCTTAAGTTGGGTGGTAACGCCGTTTCTACCTTCATCTTTCTATTAGACATTCGTAAGGCATCTGAGGTTATGCCTTTTAATAAATTATCAAGCATTTCATCTTGCATTAAAGGTTGCCTTAAATTAGGCGGTAAAGCTCTTTCTATATCCATCTTCCTATTAAACATCTGCAAATCATCTGAAGTTATACCTCTTAGTAAATTAGATAATGATTCATCTTCCATTAAAGGTTGTCTTAAATTTGGTGGCAAAGCTGTTTCTGCATTCATTAATCTTGCCTTGGGCAATCCTGATTCACTTGCTTCATTTATAATATTCTGCATTTGTTTTGGGGTTATGCCTAATTTTTCTGCTATTTTTAGACCTTCAGGTGTAGTCATAGATTTAATAACATTACCAACAGGCAAAGCCCATAATGCATTTTCAGCAAGATTTAAAGGTAAATCCATTGAGCGTTCTACATATTCAGGAACGTTCCTCTGCCCAGAAGTCATTCTATATGCTTCCCGCCCAATTTCTCTGGTTGGTTCACTTACCAAGCCCCGAATTGCAGCGCTAATAGGAGAAGATATATAACCTAATGCACCTAATCCGCCCATTAAGATATTAGATATGGAAGGCTGATTTACTGCCTGTTTCATTAAATTAAGATTTCTATTAATTTCTTCTTGATAATATTTAGGTATATTTGCGATATGTTTTAATGGATTAAATATATCTGGAGTTGTTGCTTCTTTAGCAACAGTTGTTTTTTCTTCAGAAGCATTATAGTTTGGCAATACTCTACTTAGAAATTCATCAATAATATTTTTCTCTGGTGTTCGCTCTTGTATTTGCATTTGTTTCAATTTGTTTAATATGCCTGTTTTTTCTTGTGTTCCTTCTTCATTTATCTGAATATCTTTTTTTTTAAGAAAAGGATTATCCTTATTAACTTCATTCTGCTCGAAAGGGATAACACTTTTATAACGGTCAACAACATTTTGTATCGCTCTATCTCTTATGTCCAGCAACTTCATCATTGCTTCATCATCACCTAAATATTTGGCTTGCTCTTTAAGATATTGCTGATTAATATCGGCAATCTCATTATTGTACTTTTCAACAGTTTTTCTATACTCCTCTTGCTTGTTCTTTTGTTCTAAATAATCCTCTCTTTCAGATGGTTTAACAGGCACTTTAATTATATTGCCTTCTTCATCAATCATCTGACCATAACCAAAATCACGATAATTTTTCTTTTTAAGCTGTTTATATTTAATAGCCATTTCAGGGTCTTGCATAAATAAAGACAACATTACATCTTCATCGCTTAGTTGTTTCTTTTCTTCTTTAGGTTGAAACATTTCAGGATATAATTTTTGTAAATCTGCGTTTGTCCAAACATGTCCTGAGCGATTCATTTCTTGCAATTCAGGAGTCCTTTCAGATGCGCCAAAAGCATATGCGGAAGGTTCTCCAGCAAGTAAACTTGATAAGACTTCGGCTGGTTTCTTTTTCTTTTTTGTTTCTGCTAAATCGGCAGCGCTTTGAGCTTTGGCTAAACTCAAGGCAAGATTGGCAATTTCTTTTTTCTTTAAATCATCTTCATCAAGATAATTGCTAAGGTCATCGTAATAATCTTCGAAATAATTACTTATAGCCATAATTTGCCACCACCTCTCATTGACTGTAATAAATCTCTTAAGGCAAAATCACCTCCCATATAACGTTGATAAAGATTTAACATTTCAGGGGTGGGTCTTGTTCTTGCCTGTGGAGGAGTAATCGGTCTTGTATATAAAAGTTGCCCGCTCAATAAATTTGATAAACTTGGTTGCGCATTAACGTTATTTGGTAAGTACATATTTTTATTTAAATAAAATCCTCCAAACATATTAACCCTCCTTTATAACCATCTGTTATAGTTAGAACGCATTGAACGCAATAAATCGCTTAAACTATATCCTCCTTTTAAAAACTGAGAATAATTTTCAATAAAAGTATCAGGGGTATCCATTGGTAAACCCCTTGATTTTTTTACTTTTTGTAAATATTTCCCTGTCGTATAAATATCTGCCAAATCTCCAATACTTTCTTCAGGCGGTCTTTCGCCTGTAGCAAATCTAATATTTTCAGCCGTGCCTTTTAATTTATCCGATAATGATTCACTAAGTTCTTGCATTGCTTCTTCGCTTCTATCTACGCCTGTTGGTCTGAACCAATCCTGAAACCTCATCGTTCTTGCAGTCTCCGTACCAGACCATGAAGGGTCTGCATAAGGGATTCCTGTTGTATGACCATATTTATATATATCAGATAATCTTCTTTTTGCTTGCCTATCTAAATATTTTTTAGCCTCTTGAATATATTTTCTTTCAATATCCATAATATATCCTTTCTATATCCTTAGTAATTCCATGATGCTTTATAACCGCCTCCCCCTCCCTTAAAAGATGGCGGATTATAATAAAGATTCTTATTTGCATTAGGCATAAATGGATTTAAATAATACTTGTATCTATCATAATATTCCCTATATCTATTTTTGAAATCCTCTAAATTTTGCCAGTTCTGCATTTTTGTATTGTTTTGTAAATCATTCAAATATTGATACTTATCCCATTGACTTTCTTTATTGCCTTGCTCTAATTGGGATTGGTACTTATAATAATCCTGTAATGATGGAAACAATGAAGCAAGGGATTGCATTAAAGCATTCTGATTAGCATATTGAGCTTTACCACTCTCAAGCGCTCTTGCCATTGCATCGCTATAATTAGTTGAAGCTAACTTAGCATTTTCAAGCGCTCTTGCCATTGCATCACTGAAGTTGCTTGAACCTAACTTAGCATTTTCAAGCGCTCTTGCCATTGCGTCGCTATAATTGCTTGAACCTAACTTAGCATTTTCAAGCGCTCTTGCCATTGCGTCGCTATAATTGCTTGAACCTAACTTAGCATTTTCAAGCGCTCTTGCCATTGCGTCGCTATAATTGCTTGAACCTAACTTAGCATTTTCAAGCGCTCTTGCCATTGCGTCGCTATAATTGCTTGAACCTAATCTTGTATTTTCTAATTCTCTGCCTTTTGCTCCTTCAAAAGCGCTTAATGCTGTATTACCAATATATTCATTTAATGCCATTTGATTTTTAGCATTTTCTAATTCTCTACTCTTTGCATTTTCGAAAAAACCACCTCTTAATTGTTCTGTACTTAAGGCATCTTCAATTGCTTTTCTTTCAACATCAAGCGCAATTTGCCTATAAGCATCTGATTGCTGCTTGGCTAATTCATTTTTAAGTTGATTTAATTGAGCGATATTAGCTCCTGAACGTAATCCACCTCTGCTTGCTAACTCGTCCATAAGGCTTTGTTCTGCAGCTAAATTAGCACCTGATATTCTATCTTTTGCAAGTCCCATCGCAATTGAAGCATCGGGATTTCTTAGGTTACTTAAAGCTCTATTAGCTACTTCATTAAGTAATTCTGATGAATATTGTCCTAACCCAGCGCCTTGAAGCACAGAGCTTAACCTATCTAATCCGAGCTGGCTTACATCAAACATTCCCAACCCAGCATCCCCCACATCGTACATTCCTAAACCAGCTTTCCCTATATCGTACATTCCTAAACCAGCATTCCCTATATCATATGCTCCCAACCCAGCATTCCCTATATCATATGCTCCTAATCCAGCATTCCCTATATCAAACATTCCCAAACCTAAATTGCCAATATTATTAGCTCCAGCTATAGATTTAAGAGTGTCAATCATATTTTCGTAATCAGTTTTGAATTTAGAAAGATAATTAGGAGCTGACTTTGCAGCTAAATCATACATTGTGTTATAAAATGGATTAGTTAATTGCGGCGGAGCTGACGGTTGCGATGTATTAAATACATTCCCATAACGTGGGTCATTTATTATAACTGGGGTTGTTCTTAATCCTGGCATTTTAAGCCTCCTTTTATTTTGATTTATAAACTTGTATTGTTACAGTCCCTGCGCCATTTGATTGCAAATACATATATCTATCATCAGAATTTGTTCGCCATATCCTAATATCGCTATCCCTATCAACAACTCTGAATCTATCAGCATAGAAACCAACATCAGCTTTCTGCTCTTCAGCTCCAGAAAATGTAATTGTTATTTCTTTATCATTTTTGGACTGATGAGAAATGATTTCATCGATTTGCATTTCTATTTTGCTGTCTTCAAATGTTGCAACTTTATTAATCATCTTATCTCCCTTGACATTGCTTTTACTCTCATTTCACCTAACCAAAAATCTTTACCTTCAGAATTTGTTATTTTAAAACAAATATATTTGCCCCTTATGTCTCTCGATAAACATATTCTAATTATATTTAAAGTGGTATTATCTGCATTGGTAACAGGTATTGTGAATGTTTTTTCACCATTTTCTGTATAGACAGTTAATGTTAAATCGCCTTCGCTTTTGACCTCTGCAAAAAAGGCTCTTAGTTTCTTAATTGCTTCAGAATCTTGCGCTTGATTTTCTCTTGTTTCTATCTTGACTTCATCAAATCTTCCAAAATTCAAATAACCTGTTTTGATAACTGAAGATATATTAGTGCCATCAAAACTATTACCATCAATTAAGCTAATTTGCCCCATGTCTCGTCTTGCGGTTAAAATTTTATTATTTGTAGGTAAATATATTCCATTTGTAAATGGAGCATTGTCTTGGTATGTCCAATAGTTAGTATTAACATTATAAAGAAATGCTCTGTTATTATAAGCTACATTAATATTGTATTGAGCATCTGTTTGCGTTGCTGTTTCTGTGACAGATGAGATTAAATCAGATGTTTCATAAATTTTTGCTTTCACTATATTTTCTGTAGTAGATGATATATAATCAGTTGCTGTTTTTGTGTCTGGCAAGATATATTTAACTGTAACTGTTACATAATCAATATAAGTATTGGAATAGGGAGTAACTGTATAAAAAATACAATTAAAGTTAGCAGAATTTATATCAGATACTGTTACAGAACTATAAAATGGGAATTCTATTGTGGAATAATTTTGTTCAGTAGTTCCAACACCTATTGTTTGGGGATTACAAAGATAAGTTAAATTATTAAGTAACAGACACCCTATATTAGTCGCACTTGCGGCATAACCTTCAATAGTTATTATTGCATGATAAGTATTATCTGCAAATTTTATTGCATCTGTTGGGATTGAAAAATTAAACCCTGAACAATATAAATAATCTGAAGCAGATGCTGGGCTAACAGCATAAGCATTATTAGATGTTAATACATTTGTAGGATTAGTCCAATCAGAATAACCTCTATCGTAATTACTCGCTGAAGTTGGAGCTTTTGTTACACTTATAGCCATTTATTTTTTTTATGCCTTCCCTAATGTTACTTCGTAATCCCAAACATCACTACTTGTTTTAGTATCTCCTGATAAAACAACTCTATTCCAACAGACTGAGGAAGCATTATTTTTTACAACTAATTCATAATGTTGATAATTAGCGTCACCTGTTCCAAATCTTCCCTTATATGTTATTGTGCCACTTGATGGCGTTGTAGGATAACCACTTGTTATTGTTACATAAGTTTTTGAAATTCCTAATAAATCTGTCTGACTTGCATCTGCAGCAGTAGAACTATTACCAACTCCAATTCTTGTATTTGTAGAATCAAAATGATTACTTGAATAACCAGCAATTAAACTTAATATTTCATTCCAACCTGTAGTAAGCCAAATGTTATCTTTTTCTTCAACATCATATGGTTTAACTTCAGCTTTGTCAATTAATTTGACAAAAGTTTCCTCATCCATCCCCTTAGGTATTCTGTATTTTTTAACAGTTACCTTACCTCTTACTTTCGCAAAATCTTCCATGTTACCTCCTTTTAAATTTCAGCAAAAAACACATATAAAATATTTTTATAATGATTATAAACCAAATTACAAGAGTCTAAGTTATGAGTTAATAATTCTTTATCTATTAATAATGATAAAGGTATAATTTTCTCCCCATCCCAATATTTAATACCTGTATTAGAAACCCATACAGGATTTTTATTTATATAAGTTACTCCATATGGATTAGTGCAACCTTCATATTCTGACATAACAATTGGAGTCATATTGGTTGGCGATAAGCCTGCATATTTCCAATGTTTATATTTTTCAAAAATAAATAGACCGTTATCTATTGTTGCTAATGCCTTAATTGTTCCATTAAAGTCAAAATAATTATATGCTTCATTATAAAAATGAGGATAAAATGGTTCTGTATAATATACTTTGTTAGGATTTTCTAAATTTCCTGACATATAAATTCTTTCATTATGAATTGTAAAAATTGATGTTTTAGGTATTTCTGCAAAATTTTCTGTCTTCAATGTTGTTCCTAAGCTTGCGTCAGAAGTAGTATCAGTATAAGTTGTTGTTCTATTTGTTATATCTGTAACTCTATAATAAGTAGAACCACCAACTACTGTTCTATAAATCCTTTTATGTGTTACTTGAGGGTCTGTGCTTTTGCCTATATTACTTAAAGATACGTTTTGGTTGCCTGAAGTAGTTGTAACTGAAACAAGGGGTGAAGGTGGAGATTCTACGCCATCAACTATATTGTAATATGTATATACATATTTATATGTTCCTATCCCTAAGCCAGAACCACTTACTGCGCTCGCCGTTGCAGCTCCTGTTGGAGCTTTAATTCCCCATTTCATTACCTTACAACAATTAATATGTTGATTATAAAGTAATTTTATTTCATTTATTAATGTTATTAATGTCGATAAATCAGAAGCATTAGCTGCTTCTATTTGATGATATGAATCCACCGTATCGTGTATACCTGTTGCAATCCTATGGTTATTAAAATCAGATTTAATTTCATTAACCAAAATGATAGCAGAAGTCAAATCAGTTGCGTTTGAGCTGGTTACACTATTTGAAGTATCGGCAACGTTGTGTTGACTTGTGCTTGCTATATGTATATTGTAATCAGATTTAATTTCATTAGCTAAAGAAATAGCAGAAGTCAAATCAGTTGCATCTGCAGTAGTTATTTCTGCCCTATTTAGCCAATGTATAGGAGTTGGTATGATTACTTTATTTTCAGCAATTCCATCGCCCACATATATATAATCATTATAGAAGGCATAACCCAATATGGAATCACTAAAAAAACTATCATATATCTTTCTATGCGTCCAGTTAACTATATCTAATTGATATAAATCAGTTTCATATTTAAAATATACTTCATAACTTCCGCTGTCTTTTTCTACACCAAACAATGAACTTGCCATTGATGTTCCTAAACTTGAAGAGAGTTTGTTAGTATAGCCATCAACTCTTTCAACACTGCCATCAGTATTTATTATTACATTAGTTGCTATTGCGCATTCACCAGCGTTTAGACGTGTAATATCGTCTCTTAAATTTAGCCCTAACAATATTGGCAATATTATTGTCGGATAATTAGATGGCATTAGTAATAATTCCTCTCTATTATTTGCATTGTGTTATTTTTATTAATATGCAATCTATATTTTTCTAAGTTTTCGAAATAAACATTCTTCCAATAATCCGCCTGTTTGTATTCATTTAAATAAGGGAATCCATATTTACTTACCACTCCAGCTATTATTAAATCTGGCAAAAAATAAACATAAGGCATATCAGGTGAATCTGTGTCGTTGACAAGGTCTGCTGGTTTTTTGAAATAATTGGAGATTGTTAACGTTAAATCAGCCATTGGATAAACATATAAATAATTGCCTTCAATAGCTACATATGACGGATTTCCAGTTGTTGTTTCATCATGGTCATAATCGTAACTATTTAATTCATCAACTGTAATTAATTCTATTTCTGTGTCATCTGATAAAACCTTTGTAAACCTTTTAGAGAATTTAAAATAATCGGTTATATTAGCAACAATGTCATATTGATAATTATCTGTTGTTATTGTTATATCAGCATTTTTTAAATGATTTCTAATATCTATTTCAAGACATATATCTTTGATAATCCTATTAGCCCATGTTATTAATTTTTCATTAAGGCTACCGCCTGTTTCAAATACAGCATCATCTAATAATGTAATTATTTCGGTTTGGATTTCGCTCCATGTTTCACCCATTAATATCTCCTTTTATAAGTTTGTCTCCATCTATGTCTTCTTCGCTTGCGTGCTTAATAAGGCTGTCTCCATAAATATAAACATTCTTGATATTTCCAGCTTTTTGCGCATAGCTCATTAAAATGAAAAATTGTTGCATGAAAGATAAATATGATGCTGTTGTGAGAAACTTTTTGCCTTCTATAAATATTTCTATTTGATTATGGATACAACCTACGCCAGCAATCCCTTTTGCATAATTTCCGTTTGTAATATGGCAATCAAAGCCAAATATATGTAAATCTTTACTTCCTAAAATAATTGCAAGAACAATAGCGCCTAAAGTTACAGAACCACCAGCATTAACAACTGTTGCATTTTTGTAACCATATTTATGCCAATACTCTTGTTGCGATATGCCTTTTTGGGGCAAATTAAAGATATAAACATCTCTACCTTGCAACATTTCAAATGCGCTATTGTGTGCCTGCGATGCTAACAAAAATTTAGAATCTTTATCAATTTCTTTAAATCCTTCGCATATATCATCGCAAGCGTCCATACAAACAACATAATTAGGCTTAATTCCATTTTTAATACACCATAAATTCATTCTTTCTATGGTTAAAACAACTGCGCCATTTGCCTGCATTTCTTTTATATACTGGATATAATTATCTACAGAAGGAGCGCCGCCTATAATAATAGCCTTTTTATCATTTAATTCATTAAATAAATGGCTTATATCTTTATATCTGTAAGATAAGTTTTTATCTATATTATTTTTTCTTTCCTTGAAAGAAAATTTATTGAATGTATTTATAAAAGGTAAAATAGGTTTTCGCTGAAAATAATTATTAAGAGTATTAAATATTCTTTTGTTTACATTAGATTTTGGTTGTTTTTCACCTGTATAAGCCCAAATACTATTTATATTCTCATCAAGATAATAGTCATCATAACCGCAACATTTCATCACATATGATAATGTGTCAGCAGTAAATTGCCATATATGAGCATTTTGCCATATTAATTCTCTGTCAGAAGTTAGTAACCCAGGGACTGATACATATAATAAACCTTTTGGAGATAATAACTCATGCAAATCATTTAGAAATTTCTCAATATCTATTATATGTTCTAAAACATGATTAAGTATAATTAAATCTGCTTTTTTATTAATTTGTTTTATTTGTTTTAAAGAACCAAGTATAACATTGTGATGTTTTTTCTTTCCAAAATTAATACTGTTAATGTCATAATCTACTCCGTAACATTCGCAACCCATTTCCTTGAAACCTTCAAGCATTGCGCCATTATTACAGCCAATATCAAATACTATCTTTGGGTTTATATCAAAATATTTGATAAATTCAGCTAAGGATTGCCCTTCTATTGTTTTTTGAATATAGATTTTCTCTTCGTCAATGTTTTGTGTTTTATATTCAAAAACATCATAAATATCCCTATAATCCTTTTGATAAAATTTTATTAATGAATCATTAGAAAGGCACGGGTTAGCTCTAATAATGCCGCAATTTTTACAAACAACCATTCTATGCGGAATAGTGAATCTATCATATTTTCTTACTTCTATGTCATCGTCTTTATTTCCACAAAAACAGGGGTTGGACGTGAGCAAATATTCGCCCTCATGCAATTTTTGTTTAAATGCATAAATTCTTTCCAGCAATAGTTTATGGGGAGCTAAATCAGCTCCCCATTCTTGTTTAGTTAAACTGTTGGGCATAATTCATAAGAAATATAAAGGTAACCATCTCCAGTACCGCCTGAGTTAGTAGCTGCTACCATATAAATAAGTGATGTCGCCGCAGTTACTAAATAGGATTTGTTAATATAGTAACCTTTATCTCCGCCTGCAGTGGCGGTTGTCAATCCAGCAGACCATTCGCAGAGTAATGTTCCTTTAATCTGTGAAGATGAGATATAGTTTGCGCTTCCTGTCGCATTTGCTACAACAGGGGCTTCATATACTTTAAATCCTGTGCTTGTGGTTGTTGCACTTGAAAGAAAATATGTAGCGCCACTTAGCCCCACAGTTAACCCATTTGCAGTTGAAGCAGTTGTTACATGAAGATATACATCTTTGATTTTCATACCAGCTATTAAATCTAATCCTGTATCAACTATTGCGCCACATGCTGTATTCATATTGTATGGCACAATCAATTTGTGGTCATCTTCTTCTGTATTGACATCAAGTCTATGCTGTGATGTTGTTACTGAATCAAGAAAATATGCCTTCCCACTTGAAGTAAGAACAGTTATATCTACAGATGTAACGCTAATATCAGTGAAAAATCTTATTCTTCCATCAAGCATAGTTAATGGGTTACTAAGAGAAGCGCCCTTATCGTTAGCATAAATTGTTAATTTTGATGGTGACCCTGCTGCCATTACAATAGCAAGTCCGCTATCATCATCTATGGGTTTTTTTGTCCTGAAATTAACTAATTGTATATCCCATTCTTTGTAATTTACCATTATTTTTCCCTCCTATCCTTTGATTTTCCCAAATGCTATATACATGCAGGTTTCACCACTTCCAACTGTTGCAGTAAAACTGTTTCCTGAAGTTGTTGCCACATAACCTGCTGTAGCAGTACTTGTTGATAATACTAATGCGCCATATACTATTGAGAATTGCGGTATTGTAACTGATAATGTTGTTCCTGAAGCTGTCGCAATCCCAAAGGCTATTGGCGCAAATTGCCCAACTACTTCACAAATCTTTGGAGATAATGAATCAATTTGTAGTGCCATATTTAGCCTCCTTAATCAGCTACTGCTGCTGTGTAAACGTGGATAATCCCCTGGTCTTCTGCAGTCTGCCCATCTGTTCTTGTGAAGTAAAGTTTATCAACCCCTCTAATTTCATGGGTTTCATAACTTACATCATGTCCTAAATCCGAGTATTCTTCGTTAAATACTGACCTCTGACCCCAAACAACTGCTCCTGCCTGCGCTCCTAACAATAGATTATGAGCGCACTGTACAGAATTTGTGTTTGTTTCTAAAACTATATCTTCGTACTCATAAATTAAAACACCATTCCAAGAACCTTTGAATGCGCTACCTGAGAAAAGAATAGAATTTTTATTGGTATTAACGGGGAGAAGTAATTGAGCGTTTCTAAATGCCGCATCGTTATTTACCAAATCTCTGATAGCGTATGTATGTCCAACAAAGATATACCATTCTTCTTTGTCTTTGCCAGTAACCACCTTCATCGGTCTTATTTTCTGGACAGAATTTGTTGCAAGAGTAGCCATTCTTTTGGCAATATCGATTACGTTTGTAGTTAATTGGTCATTGGTATTGTCAATATTTGCTAAAGCTGTGGCATGAGTTGCGCTATAATTTGATGTTGTAGCACCATATAAATGTCTTCCAGCGCCCCTTGCAGTCGAATCACAAAGCTGAATTGTTATTTCATTATCTAAATCCTTTGATGCCTTATCTTGTAGTGCCTCTTTTGCCTGTTGTAGAACATTAAAAGTTACCCTTTTTTGAGACATCGGAATGTCCTCAATTTTGATAACATGTCTTACATTATCAACTGTAATTGCCTGATAATGAAAATACACTGTTCCTTCATTATCCTTAGCTTTTGCATTGCCTGTTACTTTACCGCCAATCATCTGACCTCTTAATGGTATTCTGATTGTATCGCCTGGATTCTTGGTTAAATCTTCCATTACCTGAATAACAGAATTAGAAGATGTTCCCATCCAGGGTTTCCAAAATGTCTGTCCAATATATTCTGTAAATACTTGGTCATTCCACTGGGTTACTGTAAGCCCATTGTTATTTAATATTTCAACGTATGACAATTTTTACCTCCTTTTAACTTCCGAAAATTTCAGCTAATGGCGTATATTCTCTTTTATTGTTTTGAGCTCCAACCACAGCGCTCCTTGCTTCTGAAATACCATTAACTTGATTTTCTTTTAAGTTTAATTTTTCCATTAGCTTTTTCGTTACTTTGTCTTCAAGTTCCTTTTCAACAGCCTTCCTGATATTCTGCTCAATTTCATGAGGAGTTTTACCCCATTTTGCCATAAATGCATATTCATTAACAATTTTCATTGCTTCAATAACAGGAGAGGGAGAAGCCATAACCCTTGCTTTAACATGTGGTAAATGTTCAATATGTTTAAATGGAGCATTCTCATTCCATAACATAGCTGCAACAATCTGCTCGCCTTTTTGTATATCTCCGCCACCGAAGATTTCAAATGCGGCAAGCCTTGAAGCATTTATTCGCCCTGCCATTTCTGCATTAGAAGCCACTTCATTAACATCAATCTTAGGCTCATCAACTTCAGGATCATATGTACCATCAAGTTTTTTAGCAAGAATCTCCATTTGCTTTTGCATTTGTAAGTTCTGCATATGAACTTGATTAGCCCATTTAAACACATCATGGTAACGTTTCTTGTAAGGGTTATTAATATCATCCCAATTAAGTTCAGCAGTTTTCTGGTTATCATCTTGTTGTGTTTTTTCTTGAGCATCAGCGTCTTGTTGAACATTATCCTGTTTTGTTTCTTTTCCTTGAGCATCGGCATCTTGCTGAATATTATCCTGTTGCGTATTTTGCTTAAGTTCGCCAGAGTCAGCATCTCCATTACTTTCTGCGGTTTTATCCGCAGAGTCAGCATTTTGATTGCTTTCTGCGCTCCCTTTAGCTAAAAATTCCGCTAACCCTAATCCTGTGTCTTGTCCTTCCATTAAGACCTCCATTAATTTTTACCTTCCCTTACGGGAGTCGGTTATTAAACTCATTCCTTTTATAAGGAGTTTGAGTAATTTCTATTTTTTCCATGTATTATTAACAAAAAAATATTTTGTATTTTTAACACTAATTTTTCTTACCTTTTTTTTGTAATCATCTTCAAGGTTCACAACTTCATTTGTATGGATATTTAAGTCATTTGCTTTGAATATATTTTCCATATTTTGAGTAATAGTTTTATTGTCATTAATAAGTTCATGCGGTATTACTATTTCTTTAGGCATTTTCATCTCCTCCGCCCTGGAACATTTTTGAATTTTGTATAGCTTCCCAAATCGCTTGCTGGTCATTCATTTGTTTGTTTTGTAAATTCTGCTGGAATTCTTGTTGCTTTTGTCTCATTTTTAATTCATGAGCTTCTTGCTTTTGTTTTATATCCTGTAAATGTTTTAATCTTTCCAAATCCAGCATCTCAGGAGTTATTTGCTGTTTTTGTAATATTGCTTTTTGTATATCAGTTTGCCCTTTAATTTGTGTTTTTTGTAATCCTTCTTTAGCTTTAGTAACAAATGACGGGTCTGATTGTATTTGTATTTCCATTTGTGCCAAATCAGTTCTACCGAACATCTCAGCAAACGCTGCCTTTTCATGTGGATACAGGGAATCCCAATTAATATTTAAACTCATTTTAGGCAAAATAGGTGATGGCTGCATCATTTGGTCAAACTTGGCTAAAATTTCATTTTTATTACGAATACTTGATAGCTGAATTATCAATGGGAATATTGACATTGCTAATTGCGGTGGTAAATTAAATGATTGTATTAATTGTGTAATTGTCTGGAATTGTTCCTCCTGAACAGTAGATATATCAGGCATTTCCTCAATTATTACATCATAAATACTTTCCTTAAGATTCTGAATATGCTGTTGCGTCCAAGCAAACTGTTTTGCTCTTTGAGTATCATCAAGAATATAATAAACTTTTTCTTCTGTATAATATTGTTTAATAAGCTCATAAATATGTTTACCTAAAAGTAATCTTGTTCTTCTCAAATTTTCAAATATTGGGGTAATCGGCATGTCAATAGCTGCTTGTTTTCTTGCTAAACCAATCCCAGAGCGGATTTCCTCAGATGGCACTGGTTCTGTAGGGACTCCTGCTATTCTATCTATTGCGCTTTTAGATTCCGCAAGAAGATTCATCTGCGTTTGCGCTAAATCTATATTTTTAATTATCTCAACTTTTTCTTTATTTCTAACCTTTAAAATACCATCAGGTTTAGCCATTTCAATCCTGAAATCATCTTCATCTCTAATGTTATTTTCCTCAGTAATAACCTGATTTGTCATAAGTAAATGTAATGCTTTAGAACGTCTTTTGTTTATTTCTGTCTGCGGGTCTATAAGCATTCTAACTACACCATAAGGTTCACCATTCTTCTTGCGATATACATAATAAGGAATCAAGAAAAAAGATTTATAATCATGTGGTAAATTTTTAGGTTCACTTAATAAGACCTCACCGCAGAATACAACAACTTTTATATTATCTATTGTTTTTTCATGAATTTTACTGTAGGGATATTGTTTTTGCAGCCTTCTAATATAACTTTCTGATTTATCTGTTATATCTATAATATTTATTAATTCACTTATATCATTGTTTATATTGTTAGGTGTTTGAGGTTGCTCCAATTCTTGAGCAGTATTTTGATTTAATCCTGTAACAAGCAAGAATTTCTTTTTAATTTTTTCTTTGTATCTTATTTCTACAAGTCTTAGCCTTTGGTTTTTAGAATCCACATAATAATCATTTCTTAATTTATCTATGCTACTTAAATTCCCATATGTGCTAACGCTTGTAAAATAAGAGTTTATTTCTAATTCTTTATCAGGATATAAACTTTTAGCTTCATCAACATTTACCCATTTAGCTATACAAATATATTGAGCATCTGATAAATCATATTTTTTACTATAAGGGTCGGGGTAAATGTCTAAGTTGTCAAGAGCTTTAATTTTGATTTCAGGCGTAAACATTTCGTCAAATTCAATTGACAATTCCAACCAACCAACACCGCTAACAATACCATCTTCAAATAATTTATCTTCTTCAAATTCATATTGGTTTCTTTGTAATACATGCAGGGTTAAATCCGAAAGGGTATTAGCAACAGGCTCATCTTGAGCAAGATTTCTGCCTTTAAATATTATCTTGGTTTTTTGTTTTTTGTATTTGCCTTTTAATGCATTGATTTTATAGAAAATTTCATTTTCTATTATATCGGGCTGTCCACGCTTTTTAAGTTCACTTAATTCATCGTTTGTCCATTGCTTACCTTCATAAAACTCAAAATCTCTGACTGCGTGGAGTATCCAATCTTTAGTGGTAGGATGCTCTATCGCTGATTTAAAATATTTGTCTAATTTGCTTATTATTTCATACTTAGTATCCTTGTTTTGTTCTACTTTTGACATATCATTCCTTTATAACTTATTCTTATTTAAAAAATAAGTTATAATTATGATATTGTCAATAGTCTTTTATTTTAGTTTATCGTGTTTTGTCGCAAATACATTTATTTAAAAAACCATAATTGTCATAACATTCCTTGCATTTAGGGGTAAATGTTACAAAATCTCGTTCAATAATTGCTGATTGTTTAATTTTGTTTTTTATTTTTGCTAATACTTCCTTGTAGTCAGCTTTTGGTTTTATTGTTTCTTTAATAATAGGAATCTCCTTTATTCCCCTTTTCACATAAGTCTTTTTACTTTTTGCAATTTTGTCAAATATTTCATCGCCCATTTTAAACTCCTTTCTATAACACTTTCCAGTTATAATATTGTAATTTCTTTTTCTTTTTTGTTTTATCGCTATTAACAAGTGAGTAGTAATACTTATCATCAAAATAATATGTTAACGCCAGCGCATCAAGTTTATTCGGGCTGGCAATTCCTCTTATCCTCATGCTTTTTTTGCTTTCTATTTTAATCTTGCCTTTTGTAGAATCAGGGTCGTCTGATTTAATTGTTGTCAGCTCGCTAACAAGCTCATCATCGTCTGGAATTGAAATAGTTCTTTTTTCAAAATCTTCTCGCATTTTCATGATTAATTCATCTCTAAGTCTAAAATATTGTGGCGATGATGATTCACATCTAACGTCAACAGCATAAACCTGTACCATATTAGGAATATTAATTCTTGAAAGCCAATAATATATATGATTACCAACACCTATAGGGTCTAAGAAAACAATAAATTTGTCTGGTTCTTCTGAAAGTTCTGTAAATATCCAGCTTTTTAGTTTTTCAGTATCAGGCTCATTTTTAGTAACAATATTTGTAACTTTATGACCTTTTCTTGTCAAAATTACTGTTTCGTCTCCGCCTGCTCCTACATCAAGCCCCTTTAAGATATAATCATGTTGAATAACCTCTATTGGTCTATTAATAGCAGATGTTACCCACTCATATGGTATTAACGTATCGCCTTCTTGAAGTGGAAAATCTCCTTTACGCCTTATCCTGTACCAATTAGAATCAGCACCATAACGTTGTTTATCATTCTCTAATAATTCTTTTGAAACCAAAGGAGATTCTTCTGCATTCCAATGTAAAGTTATCCATTTGTTAGCTTCTTTGTTATGAGAATCAAAGAAAAAACCATGCCCTCTTGTCGGGTTGCTAATTAAAACAACAAAGTTCATAAGTCCTGTGCATACGCCTTCAAGAGGTTTAAATACTCCATAAGGAAGATTACTTGCCTCATCGGCAGCTAATATCATGTAATCTGAATGAAGTCCAGCTAATGTCTCGCCTTGTTCTTGTTCTGTAGCTCTCATATTAGTAGTTCTGCCTTGCACAAAACACATTTTAGGATTTTCAATATGAAATACTTTATCTGATTGTATTTGAAAGAATTTTTGCAATAATGGGGATTTATTTCGCCATTTATAAAACTCTTTCCATAAAACTGTTTCTAATTGCGTTGATGTTGAAGCTGTAACATAACCGCAAGCATTCGGGAAGCAAAACATTAACCAATAATAAAGTCTTGCAAGAAAGGCTGTTTTGCCTGTTCCGTGTCCACTTCTGATACTAATCCCTAACTTTTTAGCTAACTCCCTTTCTTTTGGCGTAACAGGCATACCAGAGTTAACTTTAAATTTTGCGTTAGCTAAAGCTGCAACTTTTTTAAATCCATCAATCTGTTGCGGGGTAGGGGATTCGTTTCCCTCCCAATCATATACTTCTAAATCAAAGATTTCTGGGTGTTCAACCCATATTCTTATTTTTTCTTTTAATTTCTTAGTGCTTAAATCATCTACATTAGACAACTTGTGGATTCCCCCAATATTGACAAGTTTTACATAAAGGCACTAAATCACGCCTGTTGTTTTTGTGACACATTAACCATAAGTATCTTTTATTAGATGTCCAAAGTTCTTTTATTGTAAAATCATTAAGATTACCTAAGACGCCCAATCCATCATAATCAAATCTATTACATATACAAAAATCACCATTCCAAGAAACAGATGGCTTATTAAGAAAATCAAGACATATGCCTATTTCACTTATATAAGATTCGGGCTTGCAATATATATCCTGATAATTATAATCATGGTCAGGGTGATGGATTTTTCGCCTTAAACATTTTAAGCCTAACTTTTCATATTCAGGGTTATAATAATTCCCTAAAAATTTAATAAAAACTGGAACATCAGTATGAGCAATAAACTCCTTAATTGTTTCAAATTGTTTAATATCATCTTCTATTACAGAGACACAAATCGTGGTTGCTTGTTTAAGCTCTTGAATCCTATCCATTAATAATATCCCATTTGTAACAATATTAATTATCATGTTTTTACTATAAGCTAAATTTATAGCATCTCCAATTTTTTCATATAGCAAAGGTTCTCCATTTTTATGGAATTGAATAATGGTTTCTGGCTCTATTTGGGCGATAATATCTTTATACAGTTCAAAATCCATATCGCCTAAATCTAAAACTCCAGCTTTTCTTTTTTTAGCCCTTCCACAAAATGAGCAAGATTTATTACATCTATTAGTTAATTCTATGTTTAACCAGTTAAACATATCATTCCTCACACTGACATATGCGTTGTCTCAGGGTTTAGCACCCATTTTTTAATTTCACGCCACATAACAAATTTAAATGTGGCAACCTTCTTACAGATACCGTTTTCCACTTGCTCCTCTATCACTCTTTCGGTGGTAGGAACAACAAAAGATTTAAAAGAGTAGCTATCCAGTAGAGACAACTTATGATACATTAAGTAACAAAAGGAAAACTCCCCTTGTAACATAATGTATTTTTCATATTCCTTATATTCAGGAAGGGATAAGGCATCTAAAATTGCATTTCTGGCATTAACTAATGCCAGGACATATTCTTCACTATTTACTTCCCAGCGAGGGTCTATTGCTGGGAACGGGACGTCGATAATGATGTCCCATCCTTCCTTCTGCTCGGCACTCCATTTGAGCGAAGGGTGGTTACTGCAGTTTATTAATAATTTTTTATTCATTCTTTTTCCTCCTTTTTTTCTGTCTTCCTGTCTATTACAATATCCCCTTTCCATATGCTTCTTCTCTCTCCATCTTGATGGGAATATCTTACTAAGTAGTCCAATAATTCAATTGGTGAAATCCTCGCATATTTTGCGGACTCTACCAATTGAGACAAATATATTTCTCCATATAATTTTTTAGGGTTTAGTTTGTCTGGATAATCTTCCCATATATTCAAAGCACGTAATGATGGCAAGATAGTTTTAGATAAGTTTATATCTTTCCCCTCTTGCTTCTTTTCAATCTCTTCCCATCCCAATGCGATGGAATATACAGTTTCATTACCGTTAACAATTTCTTCAATTTCAATTTTCATATGTCTCCTCCTTTTGAAAAGTTTTTATCTCTTGCGAATCTTTAATTGAATCTTCAATTTCCTTCAAATACTCATCAAATCCAACTGATTTTAATTTTTGCGCAATAGAAAGAGATATTTCTTTATGCTTTTCTAAAATAATATTCATGTAAAGCCCAAGACCAAGTATGTTAACCTTTCCAATCACTGCCCATTCTTCATCTGTGAATAATTGAGCATTCTGCCTAATGATTTCCGCAAAGATTTCATGGCTTTTGGTATAGTTTTTTATGCCTTTTAAATTTACGTCTCGCAAATATGCACCAGAGAATTTTACTCCAGCAAGATTAGCTCCTTCAAGGTTTGCATACCAAAGATTTGCCTTTTTAATCTTCGCTCCGTATAAATTTGTATATTCAAGTTTTGCGCACTTGAGATTGGCATTCTCAAAATTAGCCATTTCAAGATTTGCTCCTTTAAAATTTGCTTCTAAACAAAAAGCACGTGAAAGATTTGCAAATTTTAAATTTGCTCCTTCAATTTTAGCATTTTTGAGAATAGTGTCTTCAAGGTTTATACCTGTAAGATTCGCATACTTAAGAGTAGCGTATTCAAGATATGCATTGTTGAGAGTAGCGCATTTAAGATTTGCATCTGAAAGGTTTGCACACCAAAGATTAGCTCTTTCAAGGTTTATTTCTTGAAGGTCTGCTTTTTTTAATTTTGCGTATTGTAGTTTTTCCTTATTTTTCTCAATCGCTTCTTTTATAGAAACATATTCTCCTTCAATGATAACTTCATTGAATATATTTATTATTTCTACCTTCATTTGTTCTCTTTCCCTTAGCCTTGACATTTTAATAATGCTAAAAGAGTTATTATAATAAGAATACTTATAACCACCTATCAGTTATCCAATCTGCTGATTGTTTAACAAAATCGCAATTAACGGCATCGCTCCAAATATTCATTAAATATTTAGTGCATTCTCCAACTCTGCCATTGCCTATTTTAATATTGTTAATTTCAACAACAGGTATTATGCAAAAAGGAGTACAAGTCAAAAATACCTCGTCAGCTGTATATAAATCGTGTAATGTAAGATTAGTATATTCTTTTTCTTCATTCCACAAAGAATAAACATATTTTTGACTAATTCCCTGCAAACAATTGTACTTAGGAGTTTTAAGTGTTAATCCTTTAAGAATAACAATATTGCTACCTGTGCTTTCGGCAACATAGCCAGAATCATCTAATAAAATAGCCCAATAATCTTTAGGCATTTCTAATTCAGCCATTTTGTAGTGTAGTCTTGAACGTGTTTTAAGCCTTGCATCAAGAAGATATTGTGGGATAGCCCTCTGAGAAGCAACTTTGCATTTTATTCCATCATATACATAACCAATAGTAGTATGAACATATTTAAGGGGAAAACAGGTAATAATAACATTAGTTCCGCAATGGTAATCTACCCCTAATAATTTTCTATAAATAGGCAAAATACCTCTTGTTACATTAATAAGCGTTCTCCATTCAATAATATTATCGTCTTCTTTGTGCGCATTTAATAAATCTTCATGGTATTTATATAATTCTTCTTGACTGTAAGGCATTTGTATTTGTAATATTTTACATGTATTATATAATCTATCTAAATGCTCATCTAATTTAAATGTTTTTCCGTTAAATGTTCTCATCATTTCAAACGCAACATCTCCAAACATCAAAGCGCTATCATAAACATGGATTTTAGCTTCTTTTTCTGGAAGAATTTGTCCGTTATAAAAAATAAATCTATCCATTTAGTCTCCTTTCTCTATTTTTTACCAATATCTTAATTTATTCATAATATTTTGTTCTTCTTTTAATAAATCCCAGTTGTATTGAGAATTATTTCTTAATAAATATGCAGTTACGCCGTCTCTAACAACCAATTCCATACCTTTTTTTTCTAAAGAAGCAGCCTGGTCAGAGCCAAACATAGTTCTATCTAATGTAATATGCCTTTCAACTGCCACTGCTCCGTTATAAATAGCTAAAACTGTTGGCAAAATTCCTTTTTCATGCCCTGAATAACCTATAGGTATATCTGGATACTTAATCCTTAGCTCTAAAATCCTTTGTAGATTGCAGTCAATATCTTCACAAGGATAAACAGAGACACAATGCATTAAACAAAACGGGGTATCGTGCTTTAAAAATAACTCAATTGTAGAATCTAAATAGTTTTCTGAGACCTTATTAATTGAAATAAAAGTAAATTTTTGTTCTTCTGCAACTAATTTTGGGATTTCGGAATGTGTTAGCATAGCTGAGGCTATTTTATTATATTTTAAATCAAACTTTCTTAAAAATTTTTGTGATTCCACGTCCCAAGCTGACGCAAACCAATCAATCCCTTTTTCTCTGCAATAAGAATCAATTAAACAATAATCATTTTCTGTAAACTCCAAAGCTTCTTTCAAGTCCCTGTTTGTATTTCCGAAAGGAGATTCCCTGTAGCAATCCAAATAATCCTTAGAATAAACCAAATCAATTGTTCTTTTCTGGAATTTAACAGCATTAAACCCAGCCTCAACAGCCAAATCAATTAGTTTAAAAGCTTTTTTAATATCTCCATTATGATTAATCCCAATTTCTGCGATAAAAAAAGGCTTTGGCTGTAAATCAAAAGCTTTAGACTGCATAATTTCCCTCCTCTTTTAAAAGTTTTCTCATAAAATATTCGCACATCTCCCAATCTTCATAAATATCTAATTCAAAAGATTTCCATTTTGGCATCGAATAAAAATTCTTGTGCCCATAACGAGAGCCTTCCTTAGAACAAGAATATATACTTCCATTTTCCCTATAATATTTTCCATATAATTTTCTGTTGTCTTTTTGAAAATTAAAAGGTTCGCTTTTATCCCAGAGAAATAAATCGTCTTCTAAACAGACAGACATTGCGCTTTTATAAATACAATTATCTATATCCTCTGGAGTCCTGACAGGACTTGTTGGTTGCAAAAGAATCAGTCTTTCTTTAATTTTAGGGTAATTGTTTAGATAATCAGAAATAACTTCCTCTAATGTATCTAAATTGTTTTTTGTCCTAAAAACAACCTCAGCTCCATAACTTTTGGCTATTTTAGCAATTTCTTTCCCATCAGTAGAAACTAAAACTCTGCTTACAAGCTTTGCCTTCTGCGCCGCCCTAATAGACCAGAATATTAAAGGATATCCACAAAATATCTTAATATTCTTGCAAGTAATCCTCTGGCTAAAACTCTTGGCTGGTATAAAAGCTGTTACCTTCATCTATCCCTCCTATATTATATATTATCTACCTATATATATATTCATTAATAATATAATGCCAATCAATACACCAATAACCAAACCAAAAACTATACAAAATAAATAATACAATAAACTTAATCCTGATTTTTTTAGCAATTGATAAATAAATTTTGGATTTAAAAAATATAACCCCGTGTTTTTTGACACTTTATTCATTTTTCTTTTAGCAAATGCTTTAAATTATATTTACTTTTAAGCCTCTCAACTAAGCTTTCAGCTATAATTTCATGTATCTTGGCACTATATATACACCTAAAATACTTGCTTATAATAGCATGTATATATTCATGTACCAATATCTCAGCCCTTAAATCTTCATCTATGCCTTTTATTATATATATGGTATCTTCCTTCTGCGAATAAAAAGCTATATAATTAACTTCCTTATTATATAACTCCTTATACCTATTAGTTAGCTCCTCTTGAGTGTTATATTCAATTATGGTAGTCGTTATTTGCTGTAGGTCTATGCCTATCTCTTGGGATAATATATTGATTAATAATAAAAAAATCATTTCAATCTGTTATATGTGCGGTAGAAAAGGGGGGTTAATATAATATATATATAATACTCCCCCCTGTACCGCCCGCATGACGCCCCCCCTTAAAACTTCCCTATGGGTGATAATTTTTACTTTCATAAAAAAATATAATAAAATCAATAACTTACAGCATTTTATGTCCGATAACCATTATTATGTAAAATTATTTTTTGGAGAAAAAATATAATAAAATCAATGAGATAGAGCAACCATGCACCATACTATATCCTGTACTGCAACCTATCGGTATACGTACCATTTCACTTACTATTTCACTTACCATTTCTTTCTCTTCCTCTTTTCTTTCTTCTTTTTCAATAACCATCTATTTTATCTACTCTCTTTTTTTCTAATATCCATATATTCTTTATCTTTTCTCTATCTTTATCTCTATCTATTTCACTTATTTACTTATTTATTATCTATTATAAATTTCTACTCATACTTGGCGGGCTTTTCGGGCTTTTCGGGGTCGCCTGACCCCTCATTTTCGATTTTCTTTCTTCTTTCTTTCTCCAAATCCTCTATGATTCGATGTATAGTCATCACATTTTCGGTGCTTTTGTTCGTTTCGAGTCTTTCTTTGTCATAGAGTATGGCTATTGCTGATGCAATATCACGTACAGTGCTGTTTTCTACTGGTTTTCTCATGAGTGTTTCGATATATTTTTCTTGCACCTGCTGGAACAGGCTTGCTCGTATTTGTGGAAATGAAGAGTATTTTTTGTCTGTATCGAAATATTTCAGGCGGTCAGCTACTGTAGAATATGATATTCCTAATAGTTTTCCAATCTGCCTGTATGAGAGTCCTTGTTTTCGGAGTTTGATGAGTTTTGATATTGGAACATATTTTTGTTTTTCCTCAGGTATGAGTTCTTCAGCAGGCAATTGCTCGCCTGTGATTTGTGCAAGAATTCGGTCTTCTTTTTTGATTTTTTTTGTTTTTCCCATGTTCTGTACATATATATATCATATTATTTGTTATTGTGCAATATTTTTTTTTCATTAAATAAAAAAACTTTTTTGCACCTGATGACATTTTTACCTGTTTTCAGGCTTTCTAAACACGATATAAACATCGTACCACCTCAAAAAAATGCCTATTTTTTGATTTGGTGAAGTCGTTTTTGGGAGTTTCAAGCCTGATTTCCTATTTTCAGGCATTTGTAAACACGATACAAATATCAGGTCTACCAGAAAAAATGTCTATTTTTTGATTACAGGCGGTTGCTTTTTGCAGAGTTTGATTGTTTTTCTTTATTTTACTTATTTGCTACATACATATATATATT